AGGTAAAGTGCCATTATCAGCTAAATTAAATAATGACAAACCCAATGATGCAATAAATATATTAGATTACTATGGTGATGATGATATTGAAGTTTATGAATTATAGTTCACAATTCAAAAATTATTGTGAAGAAAAAGGAGATTGAAAGATGAGAGTATTTGATTATTTACAAGATGAAATTAGGGATGTTAAAGAAATTAATATATTGTCTAACGGAGAACATGAATTAATTTACAACAATGAAATTGTAAAAAGAAAGAGATATGAATTTAGATTTTTAGATAAGGCTTATGAGTGTATTGAAGGATTTTTTATAGAAAAATGCGATGATAATGGATTTTACATTGAAAATGCGTATGAGGAAATAAGAAAAGGTTCACTATGGTTTACACCAGAGGAGGATACAAACTATAGATTTGTTGGTGGTGAAGTTAGATTGGAAAGTACAAACCCACTTCAATGGATAGAAATAACGAAAGAACATTTGGGAAAATATTTTAAAGAGATATAGCGAACAATTCAAATATATTGCGCAGGAGTGATTTTGTTATGAAAAAGACTTGCAGATATTATGAATAATTAAAAAATGCTTAGTAGATGGCAAGAAGGCAGTTTGTAAAGAATGTGGTTGCTACGTCAAAGAAGATTATATAGGGAAAATTCTAAAAAATATAGTAGAAATTAGGAGGAGTAATTTGTGAGCAGAGATAAATTTAAAAAGACAGAAGATAAGTTATATAACTATTTCAATAAAGAGAAGAAAATAGCTACATTAAATTATCGAATAGAAGTATTAAAGAATCAGATAGATAAAATTAATCAAGAGCTTAAAGAATGTGATGTCAGTATAGAGGTCGAAAGTAGTAGTCCAGGATTTGAAGAGAGAGTACAGAGTTCATCAGATGGAACAAGTTATGCAGAAAGAGAAGTAATAAGGATAACAGACCTAAAATTAAAAAGAAAGTTATCTAAAGAAATAGAGATAGAAGAGATAAAAGAGGAAATAGAAAATATAGAGCTGGATAATTCAATACTAGAATATAACTTACAATTCATTAATGAAGAATGGTACAAGCTATTAGAATTGAAATATAAATTTAAAAAGAATGAAACACAAATATCATTAGAAATGAATATAAGTCAATCACAAGTAAATAAGATAAAGCAAAAAGCTATTGCAGATATTAGAAGATGGGAAGAGTGGCGAAAGGTGGAATAAAAAAGGAATAAAAGAGGAATAATTATATAGACAATATATGCAATAATGAGTATGTAGAGATTATGCATTATGTGTAATTATCCTCCTGTAAAATAGAGAGCACCCGGTAGAAATACTGGGTGCAATATGGAGATATAGTTCAATGGTAGAACAATAGAACTTTAATCTATAGGAGTAGGTTCGATTCCTACTATCTCCTACGGTAAACTCTCATAAATGTTCATATCCTTTATACCAAGAGAGCGCTTAGTAGAAATACTAGGTGTTTTTGTTTTACACATAAAGCTTTAGTAGTATATTATTCAATCAAATAAGGGGGGTGTAATGCATGAGGAGTAATAAAGTAACTACACAATATAAGCTATGTAGCAGATGCAAGAAGCTAATCCCCTTACAGAGAAAGACAGCGTTATGTAATGAGTGCTTTAAAAAGGAAAGGACAAACTATATAAATACTTATGGAATAGCAGATAGAAAAAAGCAAGCAGATAAGGTTTATAATGATAATAGATATAAGAAGGCTAGAACTGAATGCAGACGTAGAGCTAATGGACAGTGTGAAGTATGCTATCACTTCGGATATAGAAAGCTAGGTCAACAAGCACATCACATCATTAAAGTATTAGAAGGCGATGATACTACTCACTACGATGTAGACAATTTGGTATTTGTATGTGAACAATGTCATAAAGCTATTGAAGGCATGGATAGAGATAGACTTATAGAGTATTTAGAGAACGGGAAAAGGTAGGGGGGTATATGGTTTTTTTAGGAACTAACCTAGCAGTAAAAAAAGGCCTAAGCAATTAGGACAAAAATTCCCTAATGAACTTTTTTGAAAGGAGGAGGTCAAATTGAGAGCACCAAAACCAGTTTCTTTAATTTCCAAAAATCTCACGAAAGAAGAAAAATCAACGCGTGAGGAGAATGAAAAAAGATTAAAAGGTAATGCGAAAAAAGTTTATAGAGTTCCCAAAAAATTACCTTTACCAGTTGCAAAAATATATAAAGAGCTAGTAAATCAATTAAAAGAAGCAGATATTTTAAGTGATTTAGATATAGAATTACTCATAACAACAGCTAATGCAATTCATAGGATGAATGAAGCTAGAAAACATATAGAAGAGTTTGGAGCTGTAATTACAACTTATAATGAAAATGGTTATATTGAGGCAATGAAGAAAAATCCTAGTATTCAAATAGAAAAGGATTATCAAGCTATTTTTCATACTGGTTGCTTACAACTTGGACTTTCTCCATCAGCAAGAGCAAAACTTTCAATAATGAAAATAGAAAAGCAGGAAGGTGAATCCAAGGAGGATAAACTCTTTGGTTAACTATGAATCTATAGAGGAAACGAAAAGTTATTGGTATGCATGGAATGTTGTAGAGGGGAATATTGTAGCTTGCAAGGATTGTATTAATGCTTGTACAAGATTTTTAAAAGACATTGAAGCAGCAGAAAATTCAGACTATCCATTTTACTTTGATTTAGAGGTTGCTTCTAGGTTAGAAAATGGGGCTAGTTGCCTAAACTTTACAAGTGGTGCAAGAGCCAAAGAGCCGGTAGAGTTAGCACCACCACAGGCATTCGTATTCGATAATTTATATGCTTGGAGATTTAAAGATAATCCTAAAAAGAGAAGATTTAGAACGAGCATGATTATGAAGGCTAGAAAAAATGCCAAAAGTTTTGATATGGCACTAATATCAATATTTAGTATGAATGATGAAGAAGAAGCAGAAGTGGTAAGTGTAGCCAGCAAGAAAGATCAAGCTAAAATAAGTTTTAAACAATGCCGTAGATTAATTGCTTCTAATCCAAAACTGGCCAAAAAGTTTAAATTAAATAGGAATGAAATAAGGCTCATTAAAAATGAGTCTACTTTTATACCCTTAGCAAGTGAAGAAAAAACCCTTGATGGTATTTCTCCAAGCGTTGGAATTATTGACGAGGCTTTTGTTGTACCAGAAGGGGTAAGAAGTTCTATTGCTTCGGGTACAGGAGCAAGATTATCACCTTTAATTGTTAGTATAAGTACAAGCTACGATGTAAAAATGATAGGTAACTGGGCTTATGATGAAATGGAATATACTAAAAAAGTTAATTCTGGAGAGCTAGATAATGAAAGACATTGGGGTGTTATATATCAACTAGATAGTGAAGAAGAATATAACAATCCAGCAATGTGGGAAAAGGCTAATCCACTTATACCTTATTCCCCAATACTCATGGAGGATTTACAAGAAAGTTTTAAAAAATCTATAGGTAATTTAGCATTAACTAGAGACTTTAAAATTAAAAGAATGAATTTAATTTTATCAGCTAGTAGTTTAGATAAATACATTAGCTTACCAGCTTGGGAGAGAAATACATACCCAGCTATAGATACTAGAGGGAAATATGCTTTTTACGGACTAGATTTATCTATAAATACGGATTTATGTGCGGTATCTAAGGTAACTTATTGCGAGGAAACAGATACTTACGAAGTAAAAGCTCATGCATTTTTACCAAGAGCAAGAATTGAGGAGCTAGAGGCTAGAGATGACATGAAATATAGGCTTTATGCAGATGAAGGATATATAGATTTAATAGACGGTGAAGTAATTGACAATGACTATATCTATGAATGGATTAAAAGAGATAGTGAGTTAAGTGAAACGCCTATAGCAATGATATGCTATGACCCCTATAACTCTGATGAAATAATGGAATGGTGTAAGTTAGATGGTATTCCAACGGTTCAAATTTTCCAAGGTATGAGAATGCTATCGGGAGTTACTAAAACATTTAGAACTTTTGTTTACAAAGGTAAAATAATTAATCATTTCAACCCTATTTTAACTTGGTGTGTTTCAAATGCTATTACCACAAAAGATAAATTTAACAATGAAATATTAGATAAATTGAAGTCTGTGCAAAAAATTGACCTTTTAGCTGCAACAATCTTTGCTTTTTTAGGTTGCTATAAAAATAAAGAGCAATTCTATGGGAGAGATTATTCAAATAATATAATTTAAAAAGTGGGGTGATAAATTGGGCTTATTAGATAGATTAAAAAAGCCATTGCAAGAAAATGAGCTGAAAAAGACCTTTACAACTGAAGAAAATGCAACAATGAGTGATGTTATAGAATATGCTTTAAAGGATATTACTATAACTAGAGAAATGGCAGAAAAAATTGGTGCTTTAAGTCAAGGAATACACCTTATAAGTGATGCTATAGCTTCTATGCCAGTTTATCTTTATAAAAGATTAGAAAGTGGAGAACGTGAAAAGGTACTAGATAATAGAACTGTACTATTGAATAGTGAAAATAGTCCTTATAGCACAGCTTTCAACATGAAAAAGGCTTTAATAAGTGATTTTCTCTATTATGGTAATGGTTATTTAGATATTGATAGAAATGCTGATAATACAATAAAGTATTTACATCATATACCTTATCATGATATCACTTGTTCTAGTAATGGAGAGCAAAATAAGAGGAAATTAGTAAACACTTATACTTACTGGGATTACATAAATGCTGATGCATTCCAAGTTTTAAACTTAGTTCGTAACCCTAAGAATGATGACTTAAAAGGACAAGGAATTTTACAGGAAGGTGTTAAAATAATTTCCCATGCAAATGGATTTGAAGATTATACTAGCAATACCCTTCAAAATGGTTTTTTTGCTAAGGCTGTAATAGAAAAAGAGGGTATACTTTCTAAACCTTCTAGGCAAAGTTTAGATGGGGTTTTAAAAAGATTTTTTAGTGGAACAAAAAACGCTGGAAAAGTGTTGATTTTAGATGATGGAATGAAATTAAAAACTGTTGCTTTAACTCCAGCAGAAATTGAGTTGTTAAACCAAAAGGAATTTACTATAAAAGATATAGCTAGAATACTAAAATTGCAACCTTCTATGCTAGGCGTGGCAACTGGTGGAATGACTTACACTAATGAAGCAGAAAATCAATTAGTATTTTTAAAAAATGCCATACAACCTATTTTAATTTTAATACAGAATACATTTAATAAATACCTTCTAACAGAAAAAGAAAAGTTAGAAGGTTATTTTTATGAGTTTAGTACCCAAGAGCTTTTAAAAATGACACCAGACAAAGAACTTAAAATGTGGGGGCAAGCTGTAAAAGATATGGTAATGGTATCTAATGAAGCTAGAGCCAAAATGAATTGGAACAGTATAGATGGATTAGACAGACCTATTATTAATTTAGGTTATGGAGTTTTAAATGAAGATGGAACAATAACAAGCCATAAAGATAGTAAGGCTCCTAAAGAAGAACCGAAGGAAGAAGGTACAGCGAAAGGGGGTGAAAGTGATGACGAATAAGTTGGAATTTAGAGAAAACTATGAGCTTAGAGCCGTTGATTCTGAAGAAGGGAAAATGGTTATTGAAGGCGTTGTTAACCAAATTGGAGAATGGTCTAAAGTTTTATATGGTTCTTTCAGAGAAAAAATAGAACCAAAAGTTTTTGAAAGAGCCATTAAGTCAGCTAAAGACAACAATAGGGATATATTCTTTTTAGCACTCCATAACAATAGAGAACTTCCACTTGCTTCTATGATTTCTGGAACAATGGAGTTAGTAGAAAAAGATAATAAATTATTGCTTAGATCAGAATTGCCACCAACTACACTTGCTAAAGATATACATGAGCTTGTAAAGGCTGGAGTATTAAGAGAGTTTAGTTTCGGTTTTAATAATGTCCAAGCCAAGTGGGATAAGGATGCAGATGGTATAAGAACTAGAACAATTACAGACTTAACCTTACATGAGGTTAGTATTGTAACAACTGGAGCTTATAACAATACTGTTGCAAATGCTAGGTCTATGGATTTAACAGAAATATTGCCAAGAGAAGATAATGAGAAAAGAACCAATCAAAGTGATGATGAGGTTCTTTTTTTATATAACAAAAACAAATTAAGATTATTAAATTTAGGAGGGGTATAAGATGCCAAGACAATTAAGAATTAAAAACTTAAAAGAAAAAAGAGGAGCTATCATTCAAGAAATGAATGCAGCCAATGAGGAAAGAAACTTCGAGCTTTTTAATGCAAAGGATGCAGAGTTAAAAGATATTGAAAATGAGATAAAAGGAGAAGAAAGACTTTTAGCTTTAGAAGCAGAAACAAATGAAGCAAATAATCATGTTGATGGCCAAAACGAAAATAGAGATTTTGATTTAGCAAATGAAATTAGGGGCTTAGATGCTAATGTTGAATTAAATATCTCTGATTTTGAAATAGAAGCAAGAGACGGTGAATTTGTAGTAGGAGGAGCTACTGGGCAACAAACTTCTACGGGTAACATAGCAAAAATGACTTTTGCAAACTATATAATTCAAAAATTACCTTATATCTCTCCGCTTTATGCAAGAATGAGAAAAGAACCTTTAAACGGTAAAACTCACGCTATTCCTGTACAAAAGAAGAAGCTTCCTAAATTCGTAAAAATGAAAGAATTACAAGAATATTCAAAAACCCAAGCTTCTTATGAACAAATTAAGATGGAAGCAGTTAAATATGGTACTTTAGTAGTTATTTCTGAGGAATGTGTGCAAGATACAGGCTATGATATAGTAGGAGATATTAAAGCACAAATCTTAGAAGGTTATGCCTTAACTTTAGATGAACTTATGGTAAAGGGTGATACAGAAGAAGGGGTAGAAGGATTAATATCTTTAGATAATACAACAGATGGATCACATGAAGTAGTACAAGAAACATTAGGAACTATTACAATAGATGAAATAGAAAAAATTTATTATGCAGTTCCGAAGCAATATAGAAAGAATGGTACTTGGATATTCTCTGATGATACAGCAAGATTAATGAATGGATTAAAATACTCTGATGGTAAGCCACTTTTAAAAGAAGGTTATAACGGTAAGCCATTTGGTGAAGATTCTACGTTAATGGGTTGCCCTGTAATAATATCGAATGAAATGGCTAATTTAAATGAAACTGATTCTAAAGCTATAGTTTTTGGAGATTTAAGCAAAGGGTTTATAGTTGCTCCTAGAAAATCTTTAACAGTCCAAAAGTCTACAGAGTTTGGATGGATAGAAGATTCTATTGCTTATAAAGCAAATGTTAGATTAGATATTAAAAAGGCTTTAACAGAAACAATGGCTTATTATAAGACAAAAGGTGAAGGAAGAGCTAAAACTAAATAATTACCAATTAGGAGGTAAATTATGAAGTTAACTGAAGTTACAGAAGAGTATTTAGATGAATATTTAAATGCTGAAGGTAGAGATAAATTAAAGATAAAACATTTGTTTGAAAATGCAGTAAATTACGTTATGGTTGTTAATGGTTATACAGAAGTGGAACAATTAGAAGAGTCTGAATATTTAACAGATGTAGTATTAATGAGGGTTCAACAAATGTATGACAATGGTTATGTAGAAAGTAACAAAGAAATTGATGCTATGATGACCATGGATAGGAGGTTTTAAAAGTGCTATTAAAACATATAAAAAGTTCTGATTTAAAAACTTCTGTGAAAATACAAATTATTGGCCAATACAAAGATAAAGATGATATTCCACGTGAGGGGATTGTAGATGAAGTATTTAAAAGGGCTAAGATATATACAGGTTCTAGTCTTTCTCTTAGAAGGCAGGAAACTTATAATAATTTAGGCTATAGCATTAGAAGACTTAAAGAAGTAATTATAAGATATATGGAGCTAGATAATAAAGCTAAGGTGTTAGTAGATGGCAAAGTTTATGATATAAAGGACTATGAAGATATAGAAAATAAAAAGAAATTTTTATTGCTTATTTGTGAAAGGGTGGAATAATGGCTATAGAGTTAACTGGAGCGGATAAGCTTATGGCTAAATTAAATAAAATTTCTAGAATTGAAAGTAAAAAAGTTCTCCAGGAGGTTGCCGCGGATGTAGAAGAAGCTATAAAGGAAAAGGCTTCAAGTTTCTCAGATAAAGAGGCGCAATATATATCCCAAGCAGAACCGAGAAACTATGGAATGAGCTGTTATATAGATGTTGGTCTTAAAAATGAAAATGCTGAATTTGATTTATGGAAAGGTCTATATTTTCACAACTATGGATACCATAATGAGGGTCTAGGAGGTATTTTTCATGGCCGCTATATGGATATGCATCAGCTATGGTTTACTGATGCTGTAAATGGAATACAGGAGCAAGCTTTAAATAAAATAAAGTTAAAAATAAAGCATGAAATTAGAAGTGCTATGGAGGACTAAGCATGATACTAAATAAAATAAAGGAAGCTTTAGAAGGTACAGGCTTAACAGGATGCTATATTACTAGGAGAAATAACCCCTTACCTTGTGTAGTTTATTCTTACACAAGTTTACCTAAAAGCAATGCTGATAACGTAATAGATACAATAGAATACACAGTATTATGCAACATATTAGTTGTAGAAGATATAGAAAATAGTAAAAAAACAGTCATGGATTCTTTTTTGAAACATGGCTTTATATGTAAAGAGATTAGAGCTACTGAGTTTATAGAACTCGGTAGCTTTTTTAATACTCCAATAATATTTAAAATAATTTTGAAAAGTGAGGTATAAATATGAAAAGAGCTGAAGGATGTAGGAATCTACATATAGCAAAATTAACAATAGATGAATCTGGACTTCCAACCTATGCAACACCTAAAAGATTAATAGGCTTAGAGTCATTATCTTCAACTGAAAACTATGCTGAAGCTACAGCTTACAGCGATAACCAAATTGACACAAATAAAAAGAAGCCAGCTTTTATAGATTTAGCTATAACATTAGCACAATTTACACCAGAAGATGATGCTTTAATAAGTGGTAAAAAGAGAATAGGAGGGAAAACAGTAACTACAACTGGAGATGCACAACCTTCTTTTGCAGTTTTATATGAACAAACAAACTCGGATGAAACTAGCACGTATTTTGTTTATTACAATGTAACCTTAGCGAAAGACGGTAGAGAAAATACAACTGTTGGAGAATCCATTTCTTTTGATAGTGTTAGTTTAACTGGTAAAGCAATACCATTACCAAATGGTATTTTAGAAATGAGCTTTAACTCAGATGATAAAGAAATTAAGCCAACTGATATAGAAAATTTCTTTAAAACTGTTCAAATGCCAAATGGAACTTCAGAAGAATCTATGGAAGTTTATGAAATAAAAGAAAAGAAAGAGGTAAAAAAGGGAGTTTAAAAACTCTCTTTTAATTTTTAGGAGGAAGAAAAATTATGAATCTTGTTAAAAAAGTAAAAGAATTTAAAATAAATGGCCAGGACTACATAATGACTTTTGATATGAGAAGTATACCTGTATATAAGGAACTTACAGGGAATAGCTTTTTACAAAGTTCGGCTAAATTGGGGCAATTTGATGATGAGATCACATTAGGCTTTATGGGAGCTACAATTAGAAAAAAAGAAAAACCAAATGAACCCATAGGTAAAACAATTTATGAGATGGATATTTTATATTTACTATTAAATCATGCATGGGATGTAATAGAGATTGTTACTAGTTCTATGCCACAAAGCAATGGAGCTGTTAAGACTGGAAAAAAGTAAGTAATGTTAAAGAGGATATTGACTTAGATTATCTTTACTATATTTATACAACCGTATTAAAGAAAAGTGATGATGATTTTTGGAAGTCAACTCCTAGAAAATTGTTTAGTCAAATAAATATTCATTACAAAACTCTTACTCCTAGAAATTCTAAAGATAAAAAAGAACAGACCTTTGTACAGGGTGAAACTAAAACCCTTAAAGGCTGTGACTTCTAAGGGGGGAATCTATTGAGTGAAGATTTATTAGTCACCCTTGGTGTTAAGGATAAGGGTGCAAGAGCACAAATAACAGCTTTAAATAAAGAAATAAAGTATTTAGATAAAGAATTTAAAACGGTAACCAATTCTAGTAAAACATATGAAAATGGAACAGCTTCTTTACAAAAGCAACAAGAGCTTTTAAGTCAAAAACTACAAGCCGTAGGAGCTAAAATATCTGCTTATAAGATCCAAATGCAACAGGCTGCAGAAGGGATAGAAAAAAAGAAAGCTGAACTTGAAGAGCTTAATAATACCGAAGGTGATAACGAAAAAGCTATAGAAAGAGTTACAAATCAGCTAAATAAGTATGAGCAACAATTAAGAGATGCTGAAAGAAATATAAATTTAACAGAAAATGAATTACAACAACTAAGTAGAAGTTTATTAGAGGTCCAAGGGAACTTACAAACTAAGCACTTACAGGACTATGCCCACAAACTTGAGGAAATGTCCGAGAAAATGGAGGAAACAGCTCAAAGGTTTAGGAATTTTGGAGATGGAGCTGATAAGGTAGGGAATAAGCTAGTAGCTTTAGGCTCTCCAATACTGGCTTTAAGTGGTTATGCAACTAAAGTGTCAATAGACTTTGAAAGTGCTATGAGTGAGGTACAGGCTACAAGTGGAGCAACAGGGAAGGATCTTGAGCTTTTAACTGAAAAGGCTAAGGAAATGGGGGCAAAAACCTCTAAAAGTGCTACAGATAGTGCTAATGCCTTGCAATATATGGCATTAGCTGGTTGGGATACTCAACAAATGTTAACAGGATTAGAGCCGATACTTAGAATGAGTGAAGTAGCTAATGCAGACCTTGGACGAACTTCCGATTTAGTGACAGATTCCATGTCAAGTTTAGGTGTAAAAGTTGAGGACTTATCCGGATACTTGGATATAGTTGCAAAGACTCAATCCTCAGCCAACACCTCGGCACTTGATATGATGGATGCTTATATTGGTTGTGGAGGTATCTTTAAAGAACTTAATACGCCGTTAGAAGAGTCTGCAACTCTCTTAGGGATACTAGCCAATAGAGGGATAAAAGGGGCAGAGAGTGGGACATCTCTTAACTCTGTATTAATAAACCTTATGGGGGTTAGTGGACAGGCTAGAGATGGACTTGAAGCTCTTGGGGTTAGTGCTTACGATACTGATGGGAACTTTAGGGGCGTTACTGTAACTTTAAGAGATTTAAAGAAACGGCTTAGTGAATGCACAGAAGAACAAAGACAACAATTTGCTTCTATGATAGGTGGTAAAACTCAAATAGATACACTTATGGCGTTATTAAGTGGGCTTGATGAGGAATACGGTGATTTATACAACTCTGTATCTAATGCAGATGGCTCTTTATTGTCAATGGCTGAAACTATGAAAGATAATACTAAAGGTAATATTGAAAAAATGAAATCAGCCTTAGAGGGGTTAGGTATTCAATTAGGTGAGCACTTATTACCACATATAAATGACTTGATAGGCTATTTAAGCAAAGCTATTGAGTGGTTTGGTAGTTTAGATGAGGGAACGCAAAAAAGTATTATAAAATTCGGGCTTATGTCTATAGCAAGTGGAACTTTACTAAAAGGAATAGGTTCTTTAAGTAGAGGAATAGGGGATACTATAAGCTTATTTTCTAAAGTTACAAGCAAAACAAGTACATTTATAAGTAAATTTGCAGAGGCTTCTAAAGAAACAGGACTTTTTAATACTGCTCTTGGTAAAGTAGATTTAAGTAAATTTGTTAAAACTCTTGGAACTACTGGTACTAAAATAGGCGGAGTTACAGGAACTTTAGCGAAGTTTACAAGTGGATTATTATCCTTAAATCCAGTTACGATTGGAATTACTGCTGCTGTTGGAGCATTAGCAACAGGGGTAGCAGTTTATAAAACTAACCAAGAGTTGGCCAACTCGAGTTGTATAAGGGCAAAGGAAGATTTGAGCTTATTTGAAAAAGTTATAGCTACATTTACGGGTAAAACATTTGAAAGTACAAAAGCATTAAAAGAAAAAGGGCTAGTGCTAGATGAGTTAAGCGATTCGTTTAGCAATGAATTTAAAAATGCTGTAGATGAAGCAACTAAAGGCTCCCAGGATTTTAGTATTGCTTTAAGAGAAATTAATTTAGATGGAGTTTTTTCTGCCGAAGAAAGTGCGGCTTTAAATGAAAGGGTAAATACTTTAGTAGATACTACAATAGCAACTATTAACTCTCGTAAAGAGGAGCAACAACAAGGACTTAAAGAACTATTTGCAGTAGATGGAACTTTATCAGAAAATGAAACATTGATATTACAACACTTTGAGAAAGTGGCAACTACTTCTATAACAGAAGTTGAACAACTTAGAAATGATATTAATACAATTAAACAAAAAGTTTTGGAAGATGGAAGAAGTTTTGATGAACAAGAAATTGCAGATATACAAGCTAAAGAACAAAGAATAAGAGAAATACAGTTACAAAATATAGCTACTACAAATGAAGAGCTTATATTTGCAAAAAATGATTTTAAAAATAGAGTGGCCACAATGGATGCAGAATCGGCATCTGAGTATCTACAACAGCAAAGAGCTTATGCGGATGAACAAATTTTACAAAAAGCGGCCATCTATGATACTCAAATTGAATTGTTGCAAGGAAATCTTGATGCTATGGATGAAGCTACTAGAACGGCCGCAGAACAAGAAATATTAAATTTACAAGAGTCTAAAAGAAGTGAAATAGCAACATGGGAACAATATTTCACAGATTGCCTAGGAATTGTTACGGCTGAAAATTCTAATCTTGAAGGTAGAATAGATGAAAGCAATGGTAAAATTCTAACCAAACAAGGAGCTAAATGTGCTGAAATGTTAAGTACTCATTCTTCTTATTATAAAGAATTAGAAGGTATTACAACGACTGGTTTATATAAACTCTATAACGAAAATGACCAAACTTTTAGGGATGTATTAGTAAATGTAGATAGCACTACAGGTAAAATAATAGGAACATATGATACCTATTCGGGTGAAATGGGTGGTTTAAATGAAGAAATAGCAAAAGATACGAAAAAGATGGTAAAAGAATTTGAAAATGCTCAAAGAGATATGCAATCTCAAATCGAAGCCACTACTAATGATTTTAGAATTTCTGGAAGTGACATAAAGGATTCTAATAATGAAGTTGTGGGATCTCTAGAGTCTGTAACTAAAGAAACAGATGGAACTTATAAGGCTATATTAAATATAAATGGACAGCCCATGGAGATTAAGAGTAATGCGAAGACCACAAAAAATGAAATTAACGATGTAGCAACTGCTATAAATAATCTTCCTAAATCTAAAACTATTTGGGTTAATGTTAATAAAAATTCAACTATCGTAGGTGGTGGAGCTATTCCAGGAGGAAGAATGGCAATGCCAGAATCTACTTATTATCAAGGTGGAGCTATTCCTAATATTCAAAATATGAGAGCTATGCCTGCTGAATTTAGCACTATGGAATTAAGTCCTAGTTTTTATTCTTCACAAAATCCAATTATGGATGTAGTAGCTAAAACTGTAGTTAAAGAAGCTCCAAAACCTACAAATACAAATATTAATTATAAAGAAATGGCTGAAATAATAGCTAAAACAGTTGCACAAGAAATTTCTAATTTAAAGATAGAGCCAGTAATAAATAATATGCTAGATGGCCAAGAGTTAACATCTACGGTGTCTCAAAATTTAGCTTGGCAAGGTAGGAGGATTAGGTAATGATTATTAACAACATTAATATAAGTGAATTTGGTGGAAAAGTACAATCTAAGAGTTTTTCTGATTCTCCTATAGTTAAAAGTGCAACATGGCTACTTAATGCATCTAAACCTTTAGTAATAGGAGAAAATAAAGGCTTTAAGCCTTTAAATTTAAAACTTTTATTTGAAGGTAGTACTAGGAATGAAGTAAATAATAAAATAAGTAGGTTTATGGCACAGGTGAGTGAGTGCGATATTAAATTTAAGAACTTAGAACACTACTATCACTGCTACTACGAAAGTAGTAATAGAGAAGAAAGTAAAATAGATGAGTGGCTATTTGTTAATTTAAATTTTATCTGTTACGAATACGCTGAAGAAAAAAAACTTAATTTTAATAGCTTAGAAGAGTTTACAATAAATAATGATGGTACGGATATAACTCCAGCTATATTGGAAATAACTCCAAATGTAAATTTAGCAGATATAACTTTAGAAGGTTTAGCTGATGATCCAATAATAATAAAAAATTTAACTGCTAATAAAACTGTTGTTTTAGATGGAGAATTACAGAAGGTAACTGTAGATGGAATGAATAAATATGGTGATACTGATATGTGGGATTTCCCAAGATTAAATCCAGGAACAAATACAATTACAGTTAATAAAAATAATTGTGATATAAAAATAAAGTACAAGCCAAGATATATTTAAAAGAAAGGATGATTAAATATGTTAGAAGTAAATAAAAATATAACTTTAACAGGAATAAGTAAAATTGATGGAGTACAAGTTGCTTACATGAGTGCTAGTATTTCTACAGATGGAGGAAATGGTGCAAATGTAAATGAAACTATTACTAATCAAGAAGTTTATAACGCAAATAAAGCACAAGTAAGAGCAGATATAGCAGAATTTAAAAATAAAGTTTATGAAATGGAAGATGAATTAACTAAGGTTACAGAGTAAGAAGGGTGGAAATATAATTATGAAATTAAATTTAAGCAATGAAAGAGTAGTAAATACAATTAATGCATTAAGTAAATTAAACAATGCTCAATTACCAATAAAGGTTGCATATGCTATTTCTAAAAATGTAAATAAGATAGAAAGCGAATTAAAAGTTTATAATACTGAAAAGGCTAAACTTGTTAACAAATATGGTGAAAAAGATAAAGAAGGTAAACTAAAAGTTGGCGAAAATGGAAATGTGTCTTTAAAAGAAGAACATATTGAAGATTATAATAGAGATATAAAAGAGTTGTTATCCATAGAAAATGAAATGGATATACACATGATAAAGCTAGATGATTTATTAAATTCTGATTATAATATTTCTCCATCTGAATTATCTGCAATAGATTTTATGATAGAAGAATAACATCTCCTAAAAATTTAAAAAAGGAGGTGTTTTTATTTTACAGCTTTATGGATTAACTAAAAATAAATTACAAGGATTAAAACAATATAAAGATTATTGCATAGAGAGTGAGTTATCTACAGGAGATAAAACACTCTCTTTTTTATATCCTTTAAATTTATCTAAAGAAATAAAAGAAGAAGGATATATAAGAAATAAAACTGATGAGTTTGTAATAAAGGAAGTATCTACGCAAGGAAATTGGAAATCAATAAAAGCTAAGCTTAATGTAGAAGATTTAGAGGGGAAAGTTTTTGAGTCTTTTGACACAACTAATGAAACTATCACAGATTGTATAAATCTAGCCTTAGCTGGTACTGGATGGATAGTAGGATCTTGTGATGTAACTAGAAGAAGAACAGTAAGAAAAACTAATTCAAGTAGCTGGGATATTATCCAGGAAGCCCGTAAGGTTTATAGATGTGAATTAGAGTTTGATACTTTAAATAAAAAAGTAAATATCTATGAAAAACGTGGAATTGATAAAGGAGTTTATTTTTTAGACTCTCTAAATTTAAAAGATTTAAGTATACAAAGTGATTCATATGATTTTTATACTAGGATAATAGCCAAAGGAAAAGATAATCTAAAAGTAACTTTAGAAAACTTTCAGTATTCAAATAAAATCAAAACTTATATTTGGAAAGATGAAAGATATACGGATATAGAAAGTTTAACGGAAGATGCCGAAGCTAAGTTAGATGAATTATCTAAACCTTATAGAGCTTATAGTGCAACTGTAATAGATTTAGCCAATATAAGTAAAGAAGATTATAAAGATATATTAAGTTATAGTTTAGGTGATATTATAACACTTGTATCTAAAGAAAATGAAATTAAGGAAAAACAACGCATTGTGAAAATGGTTGAGTATCCTGATGAACCTGATCGTAATACTTGTGAAATAGCAAACACTACTTTAAGTTTTGAAGATATACAAAAGGAATTCCAAGACACAACAGATACAGTAAATAATATTACAACTGATAATGGAACAGTAGATGGAAGTACAATAGATGGTATTTCTACAGAGCAAATATATGACTTTGAAGCTAGTGTCGGTAAAATTACTGATTTAACAGTAGTAAATGCAAGAATAGATGATTTATATGCTAATAAGGCCAATATATCTGAATTAAATGCTGTTATAGCAAATGTTGCTGAACTAAATGCAACTAAAGCTAATATAACCGATTTAAATACTATTAATGCAAACATACAAAATTTAATAGCAGCAGATGCAACAATAAATAATGCGTTAATTGGAAAGGCTGATATAACTGAATTAAATGCGGTTAAGGGTACTATAATTTCATTAGATTCTAAAATAGCTAATATCGAAACATTAGTTAATGGAAATTTATCGTCTGAAAATATCCAAGCTGGAGGAATAACATCAGATAAGTTAACAATAGCAAATGGATTTATTACTAATGCTATGATAGCTAGTTTAGATGTTGCTAAAATTAACGCTGGTGATATTTCAACTAATAAATTTAGAATAGTAAGTGATAATGGTGGAATTGAAATTGTAGGAGCTACACAACAGTTTAAAGATAAGAATAATAAAGTTAGAATTCAGATGGGGCAAGATGCAACAGGGAATTTTAACTTTATTTTGCGTGGAGAAGATGGTACTACAACACTTATAGACCATACTGGAATAAAAGAAAAAGCTATAGCTGATAATCTAATAAAAGAAAATATGGTTGCAGCAGATGCAATAGGAGAAAAGCAAATTAATTACTCAAGTTTAATTACTGGACTTAATAAGGATACTAATACACAGTTAATTAAAGCTAGTAAAGTAGCAATTGATTTAACTGGACAAAGCTTAGAGGTTGCTTTTAATTCTCTTAAATCTAATGTAGATAATATACAAGTTGGGGGTAGAAATTTATGGATATTAAGAGACTTAGTAAGTGGATATGAGGATAAAGGGAATATAATTTCAAGTACTTCACAGCATAAGATTATGAATACATTAACTGAATTAAATGGAGCTACTAAAGTAAGTTGGCAAATATGGAATACTCCTAAGATAAATAATACAAGTAATACTAATAGAATAGCTTTTTATAATAGTTCTAAGGTTTGGATAAGTTCAGTGAATATTGACAAGTTAAATGGAACAACATGCCAAAAAGGTATTATCACAGTGCCTACTAACGCTGTGTATATGCGTATAGGTATGATATGTGGGTTAAATGATTATAATTCAACAATTAAAATCAAAGTAGAGTTAGGAAATAAGTATACAGATTGGACACCTGCTCCAGAGGATGTTAGTAATGAAGTAAATTCAGTTAAAGAAATAACTGAAAGCAACAGTACAACAATTAGTGTAATGCAAGGGCAAATTTCTACAGCTATTAATAATACTCAAATAGTTAAAGATGGACAAACTATATTGTTAAAGGATGATTATAACAGAACAGTTGCAAAAGTTGATTCTATTAATAGTACAATTGGAACACATACAACTAAAATTAATGAGTTAACAGGAAGTATTACAAGTGTTGACACTAAGGTTAATAGTGTTCAAAGAGATTTAGAAGGAACTAAGAGTACAGTTAGTAGTCATACATCACAGATAAGTGGATTAAATTCCACAGTATCTACCCAAAGAGCTAGTATATCTCAACTTCAAAATCAAATAAAGTTAAAGGTTGAAGCTACAGATATTGCTACTGCTATTAATAATATGCAGATAGGTGGAAGAAATTTATTCCTAAATTCAGGTTTCACAAAAGGATTGAATTATTGGCAAACATATAGTTGTTCAAATCCACAAGCTGTTGCTGATTCTTCTGCTCTAAGTGGATATGTTGTTAAATTCACAAGTACAGGTGGAGGAATATATCAAAGAAAAGGTGGGGCTTCTAATAATCCCACAAACTACCCAAATGGTTCTGTTATGACAGTAAGTGGATATGTAAAATCAAGTGTTGCTAATAAGGTGCTAAGACCAAATTTTGAAAATGCTGGAGCAAACACATCAAAAGCTGTTACATGTATAAATGCAAATACTTGGTATTATTTTACTCATACTTATACAATCAACTCTTTAGGATTTAGCACAGTAACATTCTATGGTGATTCAGGTGCAGATTATTATTTAAAAGATGTAATTTTAGAGTATGGAAATAAGGCAACAACATGGACACCAGCTCCCGAGGATATAGATAGCTCTATAGCAAATGTACAAACACAAGTTACTACAACAATCAATAAAGTAGCAACTATAGAAACTAATTTAGATAGTATTACTCAAAGGGTTAGTTCAACAGAAAGTACAGTAAGTACACATACAAGTCAGTTGTCAACTGTGGATAGTAGAATAAACACAGCTAAAAATTCTGCTATAAGTACTGCTGCAAGTGATGCAACAACAAAAGCTAATAATGCTCAAAGCAAAGCATTAGCTGATGCTAAAAGCTATACAAATGGACAAATAACAACTGTTAACAAGACTATAACAGATAAAGTTGCAGAAATTAAGACTACTACAGATTCTATAACACAAAGGGTAAGCTCTGCTGAAACTAAAGTTAATACTGTTACAGCTAATTTTAATAATTTACAAATTGGTGGAAGAAATCTTTGGATTGAAAAGAATTTGATTAATGCTTATGAAAGTAATGGTAATGCTACAAGTTCTACTTCTCAACATAAAATGATGAGCACATATACAGACTTAAATGGTGCTAAGTATGTTACAGTTCAATTATGGAATCCAAATAGTATTAACAATAATAGCAATAGTAATAGAATTGCTTTTTATGATAGTAATAAAGCGTGGATTAGCTCTATAAATACACCAAAGCCAAACGGAACAAATTATGTAAGTGGAATAATTACAGTACCAACAAATGCTAAATACATGAAGATTGGAATGATTACAGGCAGTTCACAACATGAAAGCTCTATAAAAATCAAAGTTGAATTAGGAAATAAAGCTACAGATTGGACGCCATCACCAGAAGATATAGATAGCTCTATAGCAAATGTACAGACACAAGTTACTACAACTAGCAATAAGGTGGCTACTATAGAAACTAACCTAAGTTCTATAACAAGTAGAGTAAGTTCTACAGAATCAACAGTAAATACTATTAATGGGAACATTACTAGTCTTCAAAACAGAATGAGTTCTGCAGAGCAACAAATAACATCATCTGCAATTATCAATACTGTTCAAAGTACAATTAATGCTGCAAAAAGTGAAGCTATTAACTCAGCGAATAGTTCTACAGATAACAAGCTGAAGAGTTATGCGACAACTTCTTCATTAACTCAAACAGAGAATAGCATAACAGCAAAATTCGAATCAAGTGGTGGAAGTAATCTTGTTAAAAATGGAGCATTTAAAAATGGAACAGCTTATTGGACTAAATGGGGCTCACCTTCTGCCTATCAAGTACAAAACAGTTTAAATGGGTATGGGCAAGAATTAAGGATAGTTACAACTGATAAAGACCAAGGGGCTTATCAAACAATTGAGGGACTAAGAACAGGTGTTGTTCATACAGTTGTTGTTGATGTTTGGGTAAGTAGTGGTAATTGTATTATATATATAGTTGATGGTGGCACATGGAGATTAAGTTCTGTAAGTTCAGGGACAGGTTGGAAAAAGCTTCATATAACATTTACCCCTTCCAATCCTTCTGTTACCCTAAGAATTGGAAGGGGAACTGAAGGAACTAATGGTGATTACAGATTTACAGGTATTAGAATGTATGAAGGTAGCGCTATTCAAAGCTGGACACCTCACCACTCAGAAGTTTATAATGGTTCAACTGTTATTGATGCCAACGGGGTAACAATTAATAATGGTGCATTAACAATTAAAAATAAAGCTGGGACAACTGTATTAAGTGGAGATAGTAACGGTAACTTAAATCTTTATGCTGTAGGTTCAAAATTTAAGTTTACAGCTACAGGACAACGTGTTACGGAAATATATTCAGACGCTAGTGGTAACGGTGATGTATTTACAATTAAAGTTCCTTTTTATAACAAAGATTCAGGATTTAGGCTATGTACTGATACTGGGGTTAATCTGATTGAAGCTTATGCAAAAAATGGAGATGTACACAGACTTAAACTTCATGGATTCCAAACAGATAATATAAAGGCAACATATATGGTAGCATCTAAACAGCTATACAGATATGATGATAGCGGAATCTATTGGAAGCCTATTTATACTAGAAATGAGAACGCCGGTATAAAAATGATTGATAAGCTAGGTATTGTTAATAAAAGTTCTGGTGGATTATATATGCAAGTAGATATGGACGGTGGAGGAGCTTATGGTATAGATATTTGGAGTTCTGATATAAATTTAAAGAAGAACATTAGGGAACTAAACTCAAAAATTAAACCTCTTTCTTTACAAGAAGATACCATAACAGGTTTAGAATTAATTAAAAAAATAAAACATTATGAGTTTGATTATGACGAAACAAAAGGTTTTGAAGGGCATATAGATTGTGGTTATATATCTCAACAGCTACAGGAAATTAATTCAAGTTTTGTTACAGAGGTAGAGCAAGAAGATGGAACTATATTATTACAACCCTTAGCATCAGCTTTATTACCTCATATGTCTAAGGCAATACAAGAACAGCAAGAAAAAATAGAAGAGTTAGAAAAGATAATATTAGAATTAAAGTCAAAGATAGGAGCTTAGGAAACTAGGCTCTTTTATTATATTTAAAATTCCAAGCGATTGGAGAAAAGGAGAGCAACTGTGGAAAATGAACTTATTAAAACAATAGTAAGCCAAGGAGCATGGGCAGTGCTTTTTGTATGGCTACTAATAGATACAAGAAAAGAAAGTAAAGCTAGAGAAGAAAAGCTTCAAGGAATAATAAATAAAAACCAAGAAGTAATTTCAGAACTAGCAGAGAAATTTGATGTAGTTGAAAGCATCCAAGAAGATGTTACAGATATAAAAATTAAATTAGATAAGGTGGGATAATATATGAGTAAATTTGTAACTAAGTTAACAAGTTTAATTGAAGTAAAAAAGATTATAGCATTAATAGTTATTACAGTATTCTGTATACTAAGTGCAAAAGAAGTAGTTAGTACAGAACAGTTTACTACAGTAGCAATAATGATAGTATCTTTTTATTTTGGACAATCAACAGTAAAAGGAACAGTAAAGAAGGTTGAAGAGCAGGAGTAAATCCTGTTCTTTTAATTTATAAAAATATATTAAAGAAAGAAGGAGTTAATTATGGCAATTAAAAAAATAGCATCTAGAGGTGGACATACAGAATTATGTACAGGAGCAAGTGCATTAATTGATGAACTAACAGAAGATAGAAAAGTTACAGCTGCAGTTATTAAATATTTAAGAGAGTTAGGGAATGAGGTATTAGATGTAACACCGCCAGTAAATTATACTTCAGATGAATATCAGGATTTAGCTTACGGTGTTAATAAAGCAAATGAGTGGGGCGCAGATTTATTTGTATCATTCCATTTTAACAAAGCTTATGATAGTTATAATGGGGCTCTAGGTAGTGAGGTATGCGTATATTCTACACATGAGATAGCTCAAAGAGTTGTTGATGCATTAGAAGAGTTAGGATTTAAGAATAGAGGTCAAAAAATTAGAACTGGTTTATATGAGTTAAAGCATACTAAAATGAAAGCTATGATAGTTGAAACTTGTTTCGTAGAAGCTACTGAAGATGTAGAACTATATAAGAAATTAGGTGCAGATGCAATTGGGAAAGCTATAGCTGAAGCTATTGTAAATGATAAGGTTAGTGAAAGCGATACACCAGTAAAAAAAGAAGAAGTAAGCAAACCAGTACAAGCTCCAGTATCTAATACAGATGAT